CAGTAGACTTTGCTGATACTACTTTTGCTGCGCAAATTCGTTCATACCCTGGCTCGCCTACTCTATGGGCTACCTTTACAACTGCGACCGTAAGTGCTGTAGCTAAAACCCTTAGTATAAGCCTGCCTGCTACTACTACGGCTAACTTGCCGTTAAGAACTTTCTGGGATATTCAGGGAACTTCTATCTCAAACCCTGCAAACGTTACAACATACTTTAGAGGCCAAGTGTTTACTACGCAGCAAATCACTGAATAAAGACTTACCTGGTTAGCAGGTAGGAACTAAAAACACCCGACAAGGTACGAGAGTAAGGCCCCCTGTAGAGGTGCAGGGGGCTTTACTTATTGGTTAGCAAGTAAGGCAGACGAATTATCAGTATACTAAAAAAGGCCACTTATAAAGACGTATACTAGCATTAAAAGCAGTAGTGCGCATACCCTCAAATTTAGGAATGTAAAATGACCGTAAATAATCAGCAGTTGGACCCTACCAATAAGCTACGTACTTCGGCTCCTCAAGCCCTTATTGATACCGACTTTGAGTACGGTACTCAGGTGTCTAAGTGGGAAAACCTTTCTACCACAAACTTGCGACCTTACGCGTACGCCTCGGCTACAACTCTTACGGGTATTACTGACATTCAAATGACTGCTGGCTCACGTACAGTAACAGTTTCTATCAACCCCACTTCTGGTCTTTCTAATGGTCAGCCAATTGTAGTTAACGACGCCCTTAAGCCAATTGCTAATGGTGTTTTTGCAATTGACGCTGGAAGCATTATTTCAGGCACAAGTTTTACTTACACAGCTCGTGCAGCTGCTACCGTTACTGGTTCTATTTTTGATACTTATAAAACTTCAGTAACTACTGCTAACTACTATAAAAATGCTGCAATTGGTGCTACCCCCACAATCACATTTTCGGGTAATAAAATTAAGGTAGTTACTTCTGTTCCTCACGGCCTTTCAATAGGTAACGAAATTCAGATTGCAGGAACAGCTGCTACAATTTCAGGTGCTCCAAACGGAACTTGGGTGGTTGCTCAAGTTGAAAAAAATGATACTTTTTACTTTTATTCTACAGTTGCTCCATCTGGAGTAATTTCTGGCGGTCTTGTTTATACTAGGCCTCAAGGAGCTGTTCTTCACCGACCATTTGACGGCGGTGTTATCTTTTCGTCAAATGGTATGTCTAACTATGAATCAACAACCCGTCAAACTCGCCGTTACTTCCGTTACCAATCAGGTAAAGGTATTCAAATTTCGTCGGGTACTATTCTTAAGCCCAACTTTCAACTCGATGGCCTTTCATTTTCTTCGGCAGCTGTTGGAAGTAACCCCGCAAACACTGTAACAGTTACTACAAAAGACCAGCACAACATTCAACCTGGTTCTACAATTCTTATTTATGGTGCTAACGAGGCATTTTTTAATGGTTTAATTACTGTTTACTCAATTACGGGATACAATACTTTTACGTATCAACCCGCTACATATCCAGCATCTGATGTTAAAGCTTCTGGAAATTACTATGCTTCAGTAACAAGCTGGTACGGTGCTGTAAACCGCCTTGGAATTTTTGACCAGCAAAACGGTCTGTTTTTTGAGTTTGATGGTCAGCAACTTTATGCAGTTCGTCGAAGTTCTACTTACCAAGTTTCTGGTCGTGTAAAGGTAGATGCAGGTTCTGCTACAGTTACACAGGCAACTGGCTTTACTACTTCGTTCTCTGAGCAGCTAACTCCTGGAGATTTTGTAGTTATTCGTGGGCAGTCCTACCGTGTAGATGCAATTGCATCAGACACAAGTCTTACGATTTCTCCAGCTTACCGAGGTGCGGATAACGTAATTGCCGCAGTTATGTCTAAGACTACTGATGTTCGAGTACCGCAGTCAGCTTGGAACTTGGATGTAATGGATGGAACTGGTCCTTCAGGCTACAAGCTAGACCTCAGTAGAATGCAAATGTTTTACATTGACTTCTCTTGGTATGGCGCTGGGTTTATTCGTTGGGGACTTCGTGGAACTGACGGTGATGTAACCTATGTTCACAAAATGCAGAATAACAATGTTAATTTTGAGGCATACATGCGCTCAGGTAACTTGCCAGGACGCTATGAGTCGTCTACTCTTCCTCCTAAAACTACTCTTTTGGCTACACTGGGAGCTAACGACCCTAGTATTTTAGTATCGGATACATCTACATTTCCATCATCGGGAACTTTGGTTATTAAGGGTGCGTCTGCTTATGAGCACATTACCTACACAGGAAAAACTACAAATAGTTTTACTGGTCTAACTCGTGCTCAGGCTGGTGCAACCGTAGCTAGCGGTTTGACTACTGCAGTGGGCTCAAATACTATCACTAACTCTGCCGTGTTTACTGGTGTGCAAGTTGGTCAACGAGTCATTTCAAACACAGGTAACGCGGTTTATCCAGATGGAACTTTTGTAGCTACAATTAGCGCAGATTTTAAAACTATAACTCTCACTCAAGCTCTTACTGGAAGCGTCGCTGCTACCTCGGTAACATTTATCCCTATGGGCGCTATTACTGGTCAATCATTTACTTACTCTGCTACTGCACCAATCGCAATAGAATATGCATTCCCAACGTTTGCACCTACTATTAGCCACTGGGGTACCTCAGTAATCATGGATGGCCGTTTTGACGATGACAAATCGCTGCTCTTTACCTATGGTCAAACAGCCACTACTACGCTAGCTCCAGCTGGATCTGGTACTACTACTAGCGCTATAACTACTACATCGGGCGCAATTACGGGAAATAGCACTAATATTACTATTGGTTCTAACTCAAACGTTGTAGTAGGTATGGGTGTATCAGTAACAGGTACTGGAGCACTCCCAGCAGGAACTGTAGTAACTAAAGTTACTAGCCCAACATCTATTCAAGTTAGCGCAAACTCTACAACTAACTTTGTTAGCGGAGATACCCTAAACTTTTCTGGTGCTAATCAAAAGGCTTTGTTCTCCATTCGAGTTGCCCCATCAGTTGATAACGGTAAGGCTGCTCCGTTTGGTCAACGTGACCTAGTTAACCGTATGCAGCTTGTTCTTCGTGCTCTGGCTATTGCTCTTCAGGGAACATCTGGTAATCTTCTTGTAACTGCTGTCCTAAATGGTACACCTAGTTCTTCTACAACTTGGGGGTTAATCACAACAACGGCTACTTCTAGTCTTGCACAAATTGCTGACTATGCTTCCGTCGGTAATTTTGGTGGTAATACTACAATTAGCGGTGGAGAAGTTACTGGTGGATTCTTTGTTAATGCAACTAACAGCGTTGACTTGTCTCTTGTTCGTGACCTTGGTAACTCCATTCTTGGTGGAGGAACTACGACAACTAACGATGGTATTTATCCTGATGGTCCTGATGTTCTTACTATTGTGGTTACAAATTTGTCCACTACAAACGCAGCAAGCGTGGTGGGTCGTCTTTCCTGGACCGAAGCTCAGGCTTAATCCATGCGCTCCTACAGTGTAGGCGGAAGGTTTGACTCTGATTTTGAATCAGATCAAATTAGTGAGGGCATTACTGCTGATCGTACTAATACCGTCGGTACAACTGCTCAGTGGTGGAAATTTGATTCTATTAACTCTGTTAAAGATCCTATTTATGACGTAGAGCCTATTGGAACTGGTCGTATTTGGATTGGACCTAGCGTTCTTCCAATTATTACAGCTACTACTACGCAGGGTACTACGCTTCAAAGTGAGCGTGGTTTCTACAACACTGACACCCTCAAGATAACTCTTAACATCGATGATGTTTATGCGATTGCTCCAGAATTATTTACCGACAGAGGTTTGATTTCAAGCAACGTAGATATCGCAGATAAGTATAGAATAGTATTTAAAGGTGAAGTTTACCGACCAATTAGGACTCAGCCAATGGGTCTAGTTGCTAACCGACACACCATTATTGGAATTGACTTAACTCAGCTGTCACCAGAAGAGCTTGTCAATGACGCACAATTCTTAAATTACGCCCAACCATAGGAGATATAAATGGCTGAAGAAAAGTCAAAAGATGCTATCCCATTCCTTCACTGGGAAGGCAAAGGTGGCTCTGGCATTACTGCTATGCACGACCGCAACAAGGATGGTACTACTTCCCCTTGGAATGGTGCTCGTCTGGGTCAGGAATTGGCTGGTCACAAAGAAGCGGGGAACACCGTTAAGTTTGGTGCTGTTCACGATGGCACAATGATTGGCGGTCCTGGAGAGGACAAGGATGTTGTTAAGCCTGCTGCTAAGAAACCTGCTGCCAAGCCAGCTGCTAAAAAACCAGCAGCTGCAAAACCCGCTGCTAAAAAAGCTCCTGTAAAGCCTGCTGTTAAAGCACCAGCAAAGAAGAAGTAATGCCTTTTAAGTCTCGTCAACAGGAAAAGTGGATGTTTGCCACTCATCCAGAAATGGCTAGGCAGTGGGCAAGTGAAACGCCAAAAGGAAAAACTTTGCCTAAGAAGGTAAAGTCCAAGAAAAAGAAGAAGTAATGGCTAAGATTACCGCTAACGGCAAGGCCCATAAAGTTACCCAGAAAAAGGTTGACAAAGGCGCTGGAAAAAAAGGCGATATCATTGTCGAACAAAATAGCAAAACTGGTAAGAAACAACGCATGAATCTTACTAAGCTTGCTGGCGCTAAGACAGTTGCACAAGGCGTTAAGGCTACTAAAAAATTCCATAAACAACACCCCGAGGTAAAATAATGGCCGCTAAAAAACCTGTTTGGGATAAAGAAAATCCTAAGAAGAAGCACAAGAATCTCAATGGTAAGCAGGAGTCTGCTGCTAAGGCACGTGCCAAAGCTGCTGGTCGCCCTTACCCTAACTTGATTGATAATATGGCTATTGCCAGAAAGTCAAAGAAGAAGGCAAAGTAATGGCTACTCCAGCATGGGAACGTAAAGAGGGCAAGAACCCTAAAGGCGGATTAAACGCTAAGGGTCGTGCTTCTGCTAAGGCTCAAGGTCACAATCTAAAACCGCCAGTAAAATCTGGCGATAATCCACGTCGCGCATCTTTCCTAGCACGTATGGCAGGTAACCCAGGTCCTGAGCGTAAGCCCAACGGTGAACCTACCCGTCTGCTATTATCATTACAGGCATGGGGCGCTTCTTCAAAAGCTGACGCTAAGAAGAAGGCAGCGGCTATGTCTAAACGACTCGAAGCTAAAAAAGGAAAAAAATAATGGCTCGTCCACGTATCGCGGCAGATAAATCAGCTGGTCTTAAAAAAGGCGTAGCACAGGCAAAGGATGTTGGCGCAAAGCTAACAACAGGGCCTAACGTAAGCAAGTCTGGTAAAGCAGTAAGCTCTCGCATTATCAAAGCTAACAAGTCCGACCAGTTGGGTATGGACAGGAAGAAAGGCAAGTAATGGCTGAAAAGAAAAAGGCTGCTAAGAAGCCACCACTAGGTCAGGGCGGACGCTTCAAGAAGATTGAAGAAGAGGCTAAGAAGTCTGGTGCCAAGAACCCTGCAGCCGTTGCTGCAGCTGCTGGTATTGCAAAGTACGGCAAAAAGAAAATGGTAAAGCTTGAACAAAAAGGCAAGCGCGACGCCAAGAGAGGCAAATAATAATGGCAATGAAGAAGTGCGGCAAATGTGCTGGCTGCAAAAAAGGCATGAAGTGCACCAAGCAGTGGGCAGACTCAAAGGCTGACAAAAAAGCTGATAAGAAGACCATGCAAGGCTTGACACCAAAAGCTAAAGCTGCCTTTATAAAAGGCGACAAAGAGATGGACAAGAAAAATCCATCTGAGGCTGAGGACAAGAAAAAGGATGCTGCCTTGGCTAAGAAAGTTAGCAAGAAGTTTCCGCCTAAAAAGAAGTAACAATGGCTAAAACCGACAAAGCTCTCAGAAAAGTTAAAAAGGATGCCGCTACTGCAGCCCGTGTCTTACGGGCTGAGGTACCTCAGCAACCTGGCTATAAAGGCGTCGCAACTAAAAAAGAAAAAACTAAGCGTGTAAATGCTGGTGCATTAAGGGCAGAAAAACGTGACATAAATACGTTTGATGCTGTTAGTTCTAAGGGGTTTGATGCGACACCTCGTGAGAATCAAGTGTTTAGGGCTATGCGCACTGGTAGAAGCCGCCAGTTTACTGCGGACGTTAACCGCAGTAAAGTAGGTAGCTTAGTGCAAGGTGTCGACATGCCAAGAAAAGGCATAGTCGGTAAAAAATAAGTAAATAAAAGTTTAGCCTCCTTTTTGGGGGCTTTTCTTTTATCCTAATAGTAGCCCCGTGCGGGAGCTGATTTAAATTTGCGCTTTACTTTGCTTACTCCAACGGAGCCTGACATGTCAACTATTGACAAAGACAAAAAGACTAAATTGTCTGCACCTAGCGGCAATCGTTTTATCTTAGGCATTAAAGACGGAGAAGGCAAAGTAAACCCAGCAATGCTAACGGTTCTTTTTAGACACCGTAGGCTAAGGCGGTCTAAGTGAAGTTAGACATTTCTACTTATGCTAATAAGTTTACAGCTGCTACTGACCCAGAACTTACTTCATTAATTAAACTAGATGCTAAAGCCGCTGAATGGCCTATAGCTATTATTAAAACTCTTAAAGTAAGCATTAAAGACCTTAAAATCGTAGCGTATTACCCAGAAAAATACGCTGAAGAAGTTGAGAATTTAGAGTACGGTACTTCTAATGACTCTCCTCGCCCCGTATTTAGGCGCTTTTTAGTTAAAAACGAAGCTTTTGTGTTTAATAAATTATCTTCTTGGTCAGTTGAATATTTATTTGAGCAAGGAGTTCTTCCATGAGTTTTATCTTAAGTGAAGACTTAGCTCTTAAAACTTTACTCACCGGAATTACCGTAGCAGATGACAAAAATGCAACCCGCTCAGTTGGCGTATGGTTTGCTAATCCTGACGTGGAATCCCGTAGCCAAAGCTACCCATACATTACTATTGAATTGCTTGACGCAGACCCAGCAACTTACCGCCAGCACTCAGGGATGTTTGAAGATAATGACTTGCAGGGAACAATTGCCCCAGTTGCAGGCACTGCTTATAAATATGAAATTCCTATTGCTTGGGATTTAACATACCAAATTACCAGTTACTCTCGCCACCCTCGGCATGACAGAACTATCATGGCTTATCTATTAAACAACGTGTTTATTTCAAAGCGTGGATATCTTGCTGTTCCTAATGATTTAGGGACTGAAACATCTTATCGGCATTTAATGCTAGAAGAGTTTGTTAAGCGTGATACCATTGAAGATAACCGCCGTTTATACAAAAATGTATTTACTGTTTCAGTAACTAGCGAAGGCACTGTAGTAGCTAATACTACAAATACAGTGCCAGTAGCTACCGTAAACCTTAACACAAAAACAACAGCCGACATCCCATCTGGACAACAACCCGTTTAATACACGTTTAATTTCAACTAATATCAAGGAGAAAATCTTATGGCGACATACAACCGCCCTGGAGTGTACCTAGAAGAAGTAAATACTTCTGCCCCAATCGCTTCGGCACCGTCTGCCACTGTTGCTACCTTTATGGGTATCCTCGTACGTGGTCCGCTTACTGCTACCCTAGTTACTTCTTGGACTCAGTTTGTTTCGTTGTTTGGTAGCCTTACCGATAACTCTGCTGACCAAGACTTGGCTATTGCAGTTAATCTATTCTTTTCAAACGGTGGAAACCAGTGCTACATTCAGCGTGTAGTAGTTACTGTAGCTGCTACTTCTAATACTGTTACCACTGCTAGCACCACTCTTACTATTCAATCAGCTTCTAGCCTTTCAACATCAGACGGCGGCTCTAGCGGTACTATCACCCTAGCCAACGCTGTTGGTGCCATTATCACAGGTACTGGAATCCCTAGCGGAACTTACATTACTAACGTTTCGACAACTACCCTAACCCTAAGTCAGGCTGCTTCGGTTCCTGCTGGTACAGCCCTTACAGTTACCACAACTATTTCTGCATCGGCAGCCATTAAAGGTAACGCAACTGTTGCTATCGCTATTGGTGCAAACGTGGCTCAATCTGGTACTACTACTACTTACACCAGCGCCACTCACGGCTTAAAAGTTGGTCAAACAGTGGTAGTCGCAGGTGTGCTGGCTTCATCAGCCACACCTACTAACGTTTATCAGGGAACTTTCGTAGTAACTGCGGTACCTAGCACAACTACATTCTCGGTGGTAAATCCTGCTGCCCCAGGAACTGCTGTATCCCTTACAACAGCTGGAACAGTTACTTCAGTAGGAGCTAACACAGAACTTACACTTACTGCCAAAACTCCTGGTTCATGGAGCAACAGCTTGTATTATGAAATCTCAAGCTCTACAGGCAGCACTTCATACCCAGGTAAGTACTTTAACTTGGCTATCTACTCTGGTGGTACTAACGCTGGTTACATTGTAGAACGCTTTAGCGACCTTACAATGTTGGTTACTGACCCATCTTATGCCCCTCTAGTTATCAACGCTTCATCTAACTACGTTGTGGCAACTGACTCTAACGTAAGCGGTCACTCGGCTGTTAACTTTTCTAGCACTAACACCCCAATTACTACTGGTCTTGTAGCAATTAGCGCAACTGGTGGTAATGGTGGTTCATCTAGCACTAGCGTTACGTTAACTGGAAGCATTCCAAGTGCAGTTCACGTCGGTATGCTTGTAAGCGGAAACGGTATCACAAGCGGAACTACAGTTACTGCATTTAGCACACCTACAATTACACTAAGTGCTGCTATGGCTGTTCCTACAGGTACTGCCATCACTTTCACAAACGTTGCATTTATTGGTGGTGCTGATGGTGCAACAGCTTCTAACACTGTAGCTCTTAATAACGTTGCAATTGCGTCTACAAGCTCGTTGGCAAAACTTGACTCAATTACACAGCCAATCTTGCT